GACTTCCAACACGCGAACGGAATAGGGCAGTTCGCGGCTCACCCTGTAGACCGCAGCGGGCTTGCGGCTGAGGTCAGGCGCGAGGCTGGGCGGCTGGCGGCTCATTGGCTTTTCCAGCGCTGGTCGGCCGCCTCCTGAAGCTCGGTGAGGCTGCGGCCGTTCTCGGTAAGCGTGCGGGCGATCAGGGCGACGTGCGGGCCGCGCCGGATCGACTCGTCGGTGTTCGGGCCGGTGAAGTCGCGATAGAGGGCCGCCAGGGTGTCCAGCGGATCGTCGCGGCGCTCGGCGTCTTCGACGGTGACGCCAGCCCGCGCAAGGTTCCGCACTAGCTGAGCGTCGAGGACCCTGAACAGGCCGGGCAGATCGCCATCGGTAGCGCCGGGCGGGTCGTCGCCGAAGTTCAGCGGGTGGGCGCGGCGGTCTAGCCGCTCCATTATGCGGTCCATCTGATAGAGCATGTCGGCCCGCCAGATTTCGCGCATCGACTCGAATTGTTCGGCTGTGATCGTTTGCATACTGAGCATCCTTGTTCGGTGAACGGGGTTAGGCGGGTTGCAGGTTGGCGGGTCTGGCGTCGAACCAGCTACCGTCGTTATCCCAGCGCAGCGTAACGACGTTACGCGACTTGACCGGGCGAATGACGGTCCCCGATTGGCCAGTGCGACCGTGGGCGGCGCCGGTGTAGGTCACGCGCTGGCCTTTGCTGAATTGATCTAGCGACATGGTGAGCATCCCTTTCGGTGACGGTGGTTAGGAGAACGCCGGTTCGCCGCCCTTCGGCAGATCGGCAAAGGTGATCGACGCCAGGAAGGCCCGCAAGTCGCGAAGCTCCCCGCCGCGCGCTGTCGCGGCCTTCTGGTCGCGCTGCGTCCGCGCGTGCTTGGCGTCCGATGCAATGTAGGTCAGGCGCCGGTCGATTTCGGCCAGCACTTCGGCGCGGAAGGCCTCGCCGGTCTTCGAGTCTGAGATAACCATGGTCTGCGATCCTTTCTCAGTAGCCGTGCTTCTGGGCGAACGCCGTGATCTGGTCGATAGCGGCCTCGCTGATTGTCGGGCCGTCATCGAACCGGCCTTCGCCTTCAAGGCAGGCGAGCGAGTTCGTATGGCCGCCGCCCGGTGACGTGACCCAACAGTCAACCCAAGCTCCGCGCTGCGGGTCGTTCGGGTCGCATTCGGCGGTCAGGCTGACTGTGTAGCGGCCCACCTTGGAGTCGCCTTGCGGCAGGTTGGTGGCCAGCGCGAGGCGGGCGGTTTCGAGGGCGTCGGGCATCTGTTGAGCATCCTGTTTGAGCTTGGGGCGTCGCCCCGGTGTGAGACTGTTCTAACGCGCCTTGCCTAGGCCCGCAACCTCTAAAGTGCTGCGGGCCATGCGACAAACTGTCAGGCTAGGCCTTGCGTGACAGGGCCAGAAGGGACACCGGGGCGCCCGCCTTGCCCGGCTCAAGCGGGCCGCCAGCCGGGTCTGCGATCCCCCAGGGCTCGCGGCTGGTCGCGGCGCTGATCGCACATTCGCGAAGCGCCTTATAGGCCGCGTTCGCCCAACACGATTCCCAGTCGGAAACCTCGCAGGACTGATAGGCGAAATAATCGGCGTTCTTGATCATCGCCAGCGGCTCGTGATCGGTGTGCGCGTGGCGGAAATCGGCGACCCACGCCGCATCGGATTCCGGGTCGGCGTGCGCCGGGTAGCGTGCGTTCAGCGAGTCGAGGTTCGCCAGCACAAGCGCGCGGCCGAACTCGTCGGGGTAGGTCTTGACCCAGTTCGAATTGAGCGGCGAAGGCCCAGCGCGGAGCAGATGCTTAAAGGCCTCAGGGTGGCGCTCCATCATGGCGACCGGCGGTCGCGGAACGGTGTTGTAGGTGTCCCATCGCATCGCGGCGGAAACCAGCGCGCGAATGTGGGTCGTCGAACATTGGTTGGCAGACATTTTGAGCATCCTTGTTCGGTGAGGGTTGTTATTCGGCGGCCCAGACAGCGCGCCAGCGGTAGCAGTTGAACGTAACCGACTTCGCGTTGCGGCGCGGCCGGGTCTGCCACCACGCCCAGCGCGCGGCGACTGTGGTCATTTCCGGGTCACGATAGGCCACAACGTCTAGGCAGCGCTTCGCCATTTCCGGGTCGCGTTCGATGACAACGCGGTCGGTCGTAGGTTCGTGACGCAGGTAAAGCGGCAGGAGTTGGAACGGGCGAGAGGCCATAGGGTGAGCATCCTTAGGTCGGTGAACGGGGTTATTCGAAGCGTTCGGTGTTCGGCGAGTCGCAGAAGGGACAATCCCCCCGGCTGTCGTCGTGATCGGCGAAAAGCTCCTCGCATTCGAGGCAGCGGCGAAGCGGCTGAGCGCTCACCGCGCGGGCGCCGTCGTCTGGTGGAAATCGGAGGCGGCGACGATATCCTGCACCTCAAGCAGGCAGAGCAGGTAGCCTGCCCACTGGGCGGCCAGGGCGTCGTTTCCGGCCTGTTTGTGCGCCATGGCTTTCGCGAGGGCGCGGGCGATTTCGGGGCGGTTCATTCGGGTTGTCCTCGGTTCGTTTTGTCTAAAGGCATATTGGGCTAGGTAGGGCGCCCCGTCAAGCTCGAAAGCTGCGACAGGGCGCCGCACCGGCTTAGGCCGCCTCGGCGACCTCGGCAGGCTCAAGCTCATCCTCGGCGCTCTGGGTCGCGAGGATGAAATCGGCCGCTTTCTGGGCTGCGCTGGCGGCCGTAATGAAGGCGCGCGGGTCACCCTTCAGCACCTTAAGCCAATTGGCGATATAGGATGCGTGATCGGGCCTCGCGGGCGCCGTGAAGCCTTGCGAGCCGCAGATGAAGGCGGCCGTCAATTCGGCAACCAATTCCTCAAAGGCGTAAGCCTGATCGCCGAAGCGGCGGCCGAATTCGCGCGCCAGCCGCGACTCGTGGCCGGTCCAATGCCCGAGTTCATGGAACAGCGTTCCGTAAAGGCCGTCGGCCGATTTGAACGACCCGCGTTCCGGCATTTGCACGGAGTCGAAATGCGGGCTGTAGAAGGCGCGGGCGCCGGTGTAGGTGATCTGGGCGCCAGTCGCAGCGGCGAGCGCTTCGGCAGCCTCCACACGCTCTTGCAAGGGCCTTGCGCGCGGCTCAGGGCAGGCGACGCCTTCACACTGGTCAAGGTTGAAAACCGTGTAGCCCTTGACGAACACCGTTTGCTCGAATTTCTGCGTAACGGTGTTCAGTTTCTTATCGAATTTCCAGAAAAAGACCGGCGTTCCCTTTTCGCCTTTGCGAACGCTACCGCCCGCCTCTTTCGCCTGATTAAAGGTCAGCCAGACCGGGCGAGCGTAACCCCGGCTCTTGCCAATCAGGTCAAGCCAAAAGGCGTTCGCGCCGCGATAGGGCCGCCCTCGGATATTGTGCGGCATGGTCGCCGAACCGACAGCGCTGGCGCCCTCGCGCCATGGCTGAGTCCAGGGGAGAACGCCGTCCTCCATTTGGGCGATAATCGAGTCGGTGATCTGCTGGAAAACGTCGTTTTTCACGGTGAGCATCCTGTCGGGTCGGTGGGTTACAAATGACTATAGGGTTATCGAGCTATCTGAGGCCTGAGTCAACGGTCAGATTGTCGCAGGCCTCAGATTTCAGTGGTGGGTGAAGTAGGCGAGGAAAAAGGCGCCGACAGCGGCGCCCGCCGCGAAGACTCCAGCAAAGGCTGTCGCGGCTGCCGCGACAGTTTGCCAAGGGGCAAGGCGAATCTCTTGTTGGTGACGCATGTTCGCCGATTCCAGTTCTTCGATCCTAGCCCTTAGCAGGCGGGTTTCAGTGTAGCGCATGTTGCGTTATCGCGTGAGTCGGCGAAGGCGCGCGGCGTACCGCGCCTGAAGGTGGGCGATGCGGCGCCGCTGGCGCGCGCGGCGCGCACGGCCGGGCGGGTCAATCAGGTCAGCCAGAGCGGCGAGCAGGGCGCGCATCTAGGCGCCCGGCCGATAGGTCGCGGCCGTGCTGCGCTCGCCCAGGGGCGCGAGGCCCATGTTTCGCAGAACGGAGTCGCGCAATCGGTCAGTGAAGCCTCGGCAGATTTCGGCGCGAAGCTCGGCGCCGCGCGCAACGGCCGCTTCAATTTCTTCGGCGCGCTGTAGGTAGATTCCGAGCGCGTGCGGGTTATATCCGCGTTTCGCGGATTGGAGTCGGTCATAGCGGACTAAGGCCTGAGTCAGGCTGAGCGGGGGCGCCATGGTCAGTCGCCGTAACCGATGCGCGAAGGCATGACGCGTTCGGCGAAGGCTTCAGCCTCGGCGCGCGTCGCGAAGGGTTGGCGGCAGGCGCCAACTTGCCCGGTGTAGGGATTCCGTACGGTCCAACCGCGCGAGACAATTTCCCAGTTCGGCCGGTCAGCCTCGGCGACCCAGGGGCAGGCGCCATAGATTGAGGCGGTGCGGCCGGACGCGTGGCGCCACTGGCGCGACTCGATCACTTCAAATTTCATCGGTCTGGGTTCCTTAGGTCGATTTCACTAAAGGGAATATGGGCTATGCCGGGCAGCCGGTCAATGGTCAGATTGCCGCAGGCCTAGGCGACCTCACGGCGTCGCGTAACGATGTAATCCAGCAGATCGCCGCCCCGGCAGTCGGCGCCCGTGTGGAAGCCATAGGACCATGAAAAGTAGGGCTCGGAGTCAAACCAGAAATCGGCGCGCTCTAGGCCATGCGCGACTAGCCAAGCGTCGGCCGTCGCAAGCTCGGCATCGGTCAGGCCCGATGCGTCGTTATTACAAAGGTAAGACGCCCAGTAAGCGGACGCGGCGATGATTTCTTGAGTCATGGTCAGGGAACCTTGTTATGGGTTGGAGCGTTGCGAGCGGATGAAGCGAACGGCCGCAGGCGCGACCGCTCGCAGACCGGGGTTAGGTTAGTTACAGCGTCCGGCATAGTGGCGCTGCCACTGCCACAGGTCGCCGATATCGTTGAAAGCCGGGCCGAAAAGCGCGCCCTCAGCGTCGGCAGACTGCCAACCGGCCGGAACGCTGACGCAGTTGCGGGCCTCACGCGCCGGAGCTTCCCAGGGGCCGTTATAGGCGCCCATTTGTTCCCAGTAGCCGTCGCGGTGGATTGCGTAAGTGATGGTGGAAACGCAGGTTTTGCCCTCGGCGGCGTTCATCCCGGCAAGGCGAACCGTGCGGGTGAAAATGACCAGGGTCGAACGTTCGGGGCGGCCTTCGACTTCATCGAAGCAATAGACCTCATTGGCGAAAATGGCGCGGATTTCAGCCTTGGCGGTTTCGAGCTTAGTCATCTTGAGCATCCCTTGTGCGGCGGCGCCGCGTTTCGTTTCGGTCCACAATGTCTAAGGGGATTACGGGCTATGGTCAAGCGGCATGGTTGCGGCAGGCTGTCGCAGGGTCGCGGCCTCGCGTGCGCCTTCGCGCATACGCGCGGCTTAGATCGACGCTTTCACCCCGTGACCCGTCGCGCGCGCCAGCGGCGGCCGACGCTGCCGGGCAGCGCAAGGCGCGTCGCCAGCCTAGCCCACAACCCCTATACTAGCGCGGCTGGCCCATTACCTAGCCCAATACATGCGAATGTAGTAGTTATCGGGCTAGGTTCGCCAACCCTAGTTAGTGGGCTAGTGTCTAAGGGGCGCTCACCTTGCGTCTACTAGGGCGGGGGTCCCCCCCTCGGCCGGGGGCAGGGGGAGGGGGTGTCCTTCCCGCGCCGGAGTCCCGTTCCGTGCGGCAGCAGCTACAATGCCACTACGCGGGATGCACCCCCGCGATAGCGTAGGACCCACGCGATGACCAAGCCGAGAGTAGGACCCAAGACCGACCCCAGCCGCAGCGAGCTTTACTACAAGACCGCCGACCGCAGGCGGGCGCTGAAGGCGCTCGACCAACTGCTGAAGTATCACCTTGAGGTCTGGCGCTGGCGACAGGTCGCCGCCTGGATACCGGCCGACCAGCAGGCGCACCGTCACGCGCAGTCCATGGTGGCGAAGGCGCTGACCCGGATGCAGGGCTACCAGTCGGTGATCTGGCGCGCACTGGGCTACGACCCGGAGAGCGACGGCCCCGCGCCACAGACCCATTGGGACAAGGGCGCCATGGAAGACTGACATAACCGGACTGTGCCTGGCTGTTCCCGACATATCCTGACTGCCGGCGCTCAGACTGTTCCAGACACAACCCGACACCAGCAGATCAGTTCTGCCAATAACCACCAGCTTTTTGATCCCCAGCCCTTGACTGCAACCCGAAACGGGCTCACCGGCTCGCGACCGCCCGGGAGCGATTGACGGCTTCCCGCCGACAAACGCACCCGAGCAGGACGCGAGTCCGGCTCCCCTCGAATACGGGTGCAAATCCCAGGTCGAACCCCTCGAAAGTAGGACCCGCCAAGCCTCGACTTGACTGAGGCCCGCAACAGGCTTCGCGTCCCTCGCCATCGCCGCCAGAGGGACGTGTGATGGCGAAAGCGCCGCCTGAAAAGTCTGAGCCGCATCATCGGGACTCCCCGAAAGCTGAACCGATTGTGGTTGAGGCCCCTCCCCAGGAGACGGCGGCCTTGGCGCAGCCTGGACCGGACGAGCCCCCGCCGACTCCAGCCCAGCGGGAAATACCGGTCCCGGCTGTGTTCACCGTCAACGAGCCGCACAAGCTCACCAAGGGTCAGATCGGCGGCCTCTGCGCCGAAGGGCTCGAAGCCTATATGTTCGGCCAGCGGACCCGCCACGACGCGGTTGGGCGGTTGTGGAACATGCGCCGCGAGGCGGTCAACGACTGCTGGCAGTTGGTCATCACCGTCAGCATCGGCGGCTACTGGCTGGCGGAAGGCGCCTTGCCGCTCGACCGGCTGCCGAGCGCCGAAGGCGAGCATCAGCTTATTGCGCTGATCGAAGGCATGGCCGGGACCGTCGAGCGCGCGCACCGGGACATTTGGGCCGAGCAGCAGAAGCAGCTTTCCGGCCGCTCGACCAGCGCGGCCGAAGACGACGCCGAGGCCAAGAAAGCCGGGCGCCATGAACGCGCATGACCAGTATCAGAAGGCGGCCGATATCGCCGATCTGCTGCTGAGCCGGGGCTACCCGGTGCGGAACTTCGAAGTGGTCGATGGGATGATGACCATTCGGTTCCAAGGGCCGCGCGCGCAGGACGTTCACGCCGACGCGGGGACCGCCTCATTCGAGGGGTTCGCCGAGGCTTACGACAAGGCCCCGCCATGATCGAGTCGTCGGAAGCCCGCGCCCCGCTGATCGCCGCCGACGACAAGGCCTGGGTGATTTTTGACGAGTTGAAGGCGCGCGGCCTGCCGGTGATCGGCGCGACGGGGACGGAGGGCGGCCGGAAGATCGCGGTGTCGTTCCAGCTTGCCGATCAGGCGGCGAAATACACCGTCCGTTGCTCGACCGGGGAGGCGACCGCCGACTGGTTTCAGCGCATGTATGAGGTCGTCGCGTGAGCGAGGCCCACGGCCCCCAGTTCGACGCGCAGGCGTCGCCGTCCGAAGGCTATAAGCCCGGCGTCGATAGCGCCCGCGAAGAAGAACTGCTGAGCCGCTTCGCCGAGTGGGACAAGCACCTGCTGTCGAAGTGGTCGCAGTGGCGCGAGGAAACCAAGCAGGCCTACGACTTCGCCGCAGGCCACCAGTGGGACCCGAAGGACCGGGCCGCCATGGAGGAAAACCAGAAGATTCCGGTGGTCTTCAACATCACCGCGCCGACCCTCGATGCGGTCGCCGGGGCTGAGATTCAGAACCGGCAGGAGGTCCGCTACTACCCGAGGACCCAGGACAAGACCGGCGTCGCCGACGTGCTGTCACAGGCCGCCGACTACATCAACGATGAGTGCGACGGCGATCAGGAGGATTCCGAGGCCTTCTACGACTGCCTGATCTGCGGTGTCGGCTGGACCTACACCGGGCCGGAAATCGACGGTGACCGGCTGTCGATCTTCAAAGGCCGGGTCGATCCGCTCGAAATCATGGCCGACGCCAGCGCTCGCAAGCCGAACTTCGATGATGGTCGTTACCTGAAACGCGAATGGCCGATGAGCCGCGACGATTTCGAGGACTTCGCCGCCAGCATCGGTCGCCCTGACGCTTCGCCGGATGGCTTTTCCGACCTCGATTCCGGCAAGCGGGTGACAATCGTCAACCCGCAGCTTCGCTACACACATGGGATGCTCGGGCCGGGCAATGGCGCCGATGAGGTCGTGGTCTGCGAATGGCAGTGGTGGGAGAAGGCCCCACGGTTCCTGGCGGCCCTGCCGCACCCGACCCAGCCCGGCGTCGTGCAACTGGCGAAGCTGAGCCCAGACCAGCACGCCCAAGCGCTCAAGTTGAAGCCTGACCTCCCGTCGCAGCCGACCACCGAAAAGGTCTTCTACCGGGCGTTCACCGCCGATGACACGGTGCTGTTCGAAGAAGAACTGCCCGAGAAAATGTTCCGCTACCGGGCGATCACCGGCAAGCGCGACCGCAACGCCGGGACGTGGTTCGGGCTGGTCCGGCCGATGCTCGACCCGCAGCGGTTCATGAACAAGCTCTACTCGGAAATCCTGCATATCGTCCGCACCAACGCGAACGGCGGCCTGATGCTGGAAGAAGATGCGGTCGCCGATATCCGCAAGTTCGAATCCACCTGGGCGGCGGCCGACAAGATCACTTGGATGAAGCCCGGCGCCCTGTCGAACGCGCAGGGGTCGAAGGTGCTGCCGAAGCCCACGGTCAGCATCAATCCGAGCCTGTTTCAGATCATGGAATTTGCGCGGGACATGGTGAAGGCCTGTACCGGCGTAAATGAGGAAATCCTTGGGATCGTCGGCCGCGAGCAGCCGGGGGTCCTAGAGCAGCAGCGCAAACAGGCCGCTTACGGCATTCTGTCGGCCTTCTTCGACGCCAAGCGCCGCTACCAGCGCGAGCAGGGCCGCCTGCTGCTGGCCCAGATCAAGGCCTTCCTGCCGGACGACACCCTGGTTCGGATCGTGGACAAGGGGACCGCCATCTACATTCCGGTGGTCCGCGCGCTGCAAGACTTCGAATATGACGTGGTGGTCGATGAAGCCCCGGCCGGGCCGAACCAGAAGGCGAAGGTCATGGCGGTGCTGGGGCCGCTGCTGCCGGAAATGTTCGCTTCGGGGATCATCGGGGCCGAGCAGATCGCCGACATGCTGCCGTTCATGGATATCCCGGCCAGCGTCGCCGACGCCCTGGGTCAGGCCATCCGCCAGCGGGCGCAGGCCGCCCAGCAGCCGTCGCCGCAGCAGCAGCAGATAGAGCAGGCCCAGAAGATCGCTTTCAGCAAGGAAATGGACAACAAGGACGCCGACACCGCCCACAAGCGGGCGCAGGCGGCCAAGGCCGCCGCCGAGGCCCAGACCGCCCCTGCGAAGCTGCAAATGGAGGGCGTCAAGGCCGTCGCTGGCGTCCAATCGACCCGCGCCGAACTTCAGATGCAGCGCGAGGCGCACGGTCAGGACATGCAGCAGAAGGGCGCCGCCGCCGTCGCCAAGCTGGTTCAGGGCCAGCAGGCGCACCGGTTGAAGCTCGCCCAGTCGGCCGACCAGCACGATCAGCAGGCCCAGCAGGCGCAGCAGGTTCACGCCGCCAAGCTGAGCCGGATGCAGCAGGAGCAGGTTCAGCGCGGCCTCGCCGATGAGGCTGAGCAGCCGGGCGACACCGACAGCGAGGCTGGCGAATGATCGTTGAAGCGCTGACGACCCTGCGGCGGCAGGCCGATCTTGTGTCGGCCGAGGTCCGCATCACCGACCGGCGCCTTGAGAAGGCGACGCCGGGGACCGACCCCTATCGGGCGCTGCTGCTGCGCCGCGACATTCTCAAGGGCAAGCTCGGCGAACTCGCCGAGGGCATACGGAGGCTTGAGGGCCGTGACCCCCAGCGAGGCCAGACGGCGACAGAAGCTCTACCAGTGGGCGCGGCGACGGTGGGGGCTGAAGCACCCGCTGGCGAACCCGGCGCCCTGGAAACAGGAGTGACGCATCATGAGTGAAGCCGAAGTCAGACCGGACCCCGAAACCGAAACCCCGGAAGGCGAGGACGCCGAAACCGAGGCCGAAGAACAGGAATCCGAGGGCGAGGAAGGCGAGGAAGACGGCGAGGATGAGGCGGCGGCGCGGGTCAAACGCGCCGAGGCTCAGGCCCACGACAAGGCCGGGCTCGCCGCCAAGGAACGGTCGAAGCGCCGCGCCGCCGAACGCCAGTTCAGCGAGCTTCAGCAGCGCTTCGAAGCGCTCGAATCCAAGGTCAGCGGCGGCGAGCGTGACGAACTGTCCGATCTGATCGCCAGCCTTCGCGACGATGACGACGAACCGATCACCGACCTCAACCAGATCAAGCGCGTCCTGAAGACCTTCATGAAGCAGCAGGCCGACGACGCCAAGGCGTCGGGCCAGCGCCAGCAGCATGTCAAGCAGACCAATGTCCTGCTATCGACCATGGACGCCTACGAGAAGGATTTCGTCGCCGAGGCCCCCGACTACTACAAGGCCGCTGACTACGTTCGCGACCAGCGGCGGGCCGAGCTTGAAGACCTGGGCTACGTCGGCCGGAAGTTGGAAGAAAAGCTTGCCGACGAACTGTTCGGCATGACCCGCGACATGATCGCGGCCGGGCAGGACCCGGCTGAACGGGTCTACGCGCTGGCGAAGCGCCGGGGGTTCAAGGCCGGGGAGAAGGCCACCACCGACAAGCTGAAGAAGCTGGCGGCCGGGGCCGCTGCGTCGAACGGCACGGCCACGGCGCGCGGCAAGGGGCCTGACAACGGCCTCACCTGGGGGGCGGTCGCCAAGCTTAAGGGCGCGGCGCGGGACGCGGCGTTCGCGAAGCTGCGGCAACGTGAACGGGGTCACTGACCTTGGCCGAGGCCGGGAACGCCGCTATATCGGCGCTGTCGGTGACTTGAGCATCCTGACAGAGCCCGTCAGCCGAGCGCGTCTCCCTCCCGTGGGTAGCAGCGTTCCGGCTGGCGGGCCGATCCGGTCGCCCCATGAACACGATCCCCTGCGGCCACTGCGCCTTCTGGCGAGGCCCTGTCGAAACCCAGGATCAGGCGGCCCGGCCGCTTGGCTACTGCGATGCTTTCGCGACCTTCCGATTCCAGACTGAAACAGTAGAGGAATGCACGCGGGCTCTTGACGGGAGCCCGCAACAGGCTTCCGACGCGAACTAAGCCCGCGTGGGCTCTTAACCACGCTTCGGCCGGTCCCCGGTAACGGACCAGCGCCCAAGGGCGCCCCGGCAGCTTCCACGGCACGGAAGCGGAACCCCCATCCGCTCAGCCGTGGACCCCTCAAATGGCCGAAACCGCCTATGGCGTGAACGCACCCGAAGCGAAGAAGCTCTGGTCGTCACAACTCGCTCGCGAAGCCCTCAAAGCGACGTGGATTCAGCGCTTTATCGGCGACTCGTCCGACGACATTCTGCAAACCTTCGATGACACGAAGAAGGACAGCGGGGACCGCGTTCGTGTCACCCTGCGGATGCAGTTGACCGGCGATGGGGTGTCTGGCGACGCCACGCTTGAGGGCAATGAAGAAGCCCTCGCGACCTACACCGATGACCTGTTCATCGACCAGCTACGCCATGCCGTGAAGTCGGCGGGCAAGATGACCGAGCAGCGCATTCCGTGGTCGATCCGCGAAGAAGCGATGCTCGGCCTGAAGGATTGGTGGGCGGGCCGCATGGATACGGCCTTCTTCAACCAAATGTGCGGCTACACGGTGGTCGTGGACCCGCGCTACACCGGCATGAACCCGCCGATTGCCACCGACGCCGCACACGTCTTCCGGCCGAACGCCAAGGCGAACGATCAGACCTTGGCGGCGGGTGACGAGTTCACCCTAGCGATCATCGACTCGCTGGTGGCGCAGGCCAAGCTGATGACCCCGGTCATCCGGCCTATCAAGATCGACGGCGACGACCGCTACGCGATGGTGCTGCACACGAACCAAGTGACGCAGCTTCGGACCAATGTCGGGACGGGCCAATGGCTTGATATCCAGAAGGCCGCGATGACCGGCGACGGGTCTAGTGGCAACCCGATCATGACCGGCGCGCTCGGCATGTATAACGGCGTTGTCCTGCACGAAAGCACGCGCATCACGGCCGGGGTCAACGCGGGGACCGGTGCGACTGTCGCGGGCGTTCGCCGCGCTGTCTTGCTGGGCGCGCAGGCCGGGGTCATTGCCTTCGGCAAAGGACAGTCGTTCAACAACTTCGACTGGAATGAGGAGTTATTCGACTATGGAAACAAACTTGGCGTCGAGGCCGGGCTTATCCATGGTCTGAAGAAGCTTCGCTTCAATAACGCGGACTTCGGGACGCTGGTCGCCCCGACGTTCACGCCGTAAGGGGCGTTCCTATGCCTGCTGGGCGGAAAACACATTTTCCTTTCCTGCACGAAATCTCAGTGCAGATCGGGCCGAACTCTGGGGCCGGTGGTCTGATCGGGGTTCTCCCGGCCGGGTCGATCATGGGGAATATCCACAACGTCATTTCGCAGGCGTTCAACTCGACCACGAACACCGGGGGCGTGGGGACACTGCCGCCGCCCAGTGGCGCCAATCTTCAGGGCGGGATCGACCTCACGGTGCCCATCCGTTCGGACAACCTCATGCCTGCCGGGGTGTGCGGCCCGCTCGGCGTCGATACGCCGATTTATTGGACGGCGGCTTTCACCGGCCCAGCGCCGACCCAGGGTGTCTGGACGGTCTGGATCGACTTCCTGCCCGGCGCTGGATAGCGGAGAAAACCCATGCCGACAGGCGGCCGTAAAACTCACCTTCAAGTCATTCACGAAATCAGCCAGCAGTTCGGCTTTGGACAGGTCGCGGGCGTCGTCGGCGTCCTTCCGGCCGGGGCGATCCTGAACCTCACGCACCTGCTGGTTTCGCAGGCCTGGAACGGAACCACCAACACGATAGCGGTTGGGACCACGCCGGGCGGCGCGCAACTACTGGCTGCGACCGACCTCAAGACGCTGGCGCGCACCGATACGGCTGCGCCCATCGCGGCGATGGGGCCGTTCGGGGTGGATACGCCGATCTACGGGACCATTGCGGGGACTGGCCCGGCCCCGACGCAGGGCGTGGCGACTGTCTGGCTGGATTACCTGCCGGGGCCTGGATAGGGGCGTTGTGGCCTATCCCCAGCAGCCCGGTCAGCAGGGTCTTCTGAGCCCGTTGCTCACGTCCCTGATCGCGCAGGGGCAGAAGTCGATCATGCCCGCTGAGGCCTACGACATTTCCCATCTTGCGGGTGGTGGCGCTGGCGCTCCGGCGCCGCAGCGACCCGCGCCCGCCCCTATGCCGTCGCCCGCCGACGTGATGGCCCCCGGCTATGGGGCGCCGGTGTCACAGGCGCCTATGGGCCTCGGCGGCAGGCAGGGCTTCCTGAACAATCTGCTGCCGCCTGGGATGGGCCAGCCGAACCCCGACGACTTGGCCGGGCTCTACTAGGCGGTGGCGTATGGCGACGCTTGGCGACTTGAAAGCAAGGATCATCAGCGAGACGACGCGCGACGACCTCGCCGATGATCTGGCTGCACAATTTCAAAACGTCATCGCGCAGGCCATAGACCAGTATGCGGCCGAACGCTGGTGGTTCAATGAAAGTCGCCAGTTGGTTCTGACGACGCCGGGTCAACCGACAATACCATGGCCGACCGGAGCCCGCATCATCGACGGCCTTTACCTTGAGCAAAACAACGGAAACACGCGATGGCCGCTCACCGCCCGGTCAATAGACGAGTTCGAACGGTTCATGCAGCCGAACGTCCGGGGGCAGCCCACGGATTACTTGGTCAAAGGTCTGCTGGTCTACCTGTTCCCAACGCCCAACGCGGCCTACTCGCTGGCTTGGGACCTTCTAATCGACGTGGCCCCGCCGCTGCTGGCGGACACCGACCAGAACTTTTGGACGAACCAGGGCCAAGACCTCATCGTCGCCCAATCTAAGATCAGGCTCTATCGCGACTACTTGTCGGCCGTGGCGACCGATCCTCGGCTGCTGGGAACCCAGATGCAGGAGCAGGCCGCCTATTCGCGCCTTCGCGCCGAAAGCACGCGCCGCACTGCGACGGGAAGGCTGCAACCCGCATGGTGATCCGCCGCGCCCCGTCGCAGAACCTTTTAGAGCCTGACGCGCCGTCCTGGGCGCATCGGTTCTCGCTGCGGATACAGGCTTATTTCAAGCTGGTGCATCCGATTGAGCCTGCCGAGATTTTCGCGGCGAACAAGGCCGAGCTTCCGTCGCCCGCCGACTGGCGCGGCTGTTTCGCCGTCGTGCCGGATCAGCACGCGCTGGTGGTTTCGGACGGGGTGAACTGGCTGACGATCCCGCTGGGAGGGCCTGTCTGATGCCTTCGAACTGGACTGCTTCAGCCCGGTTCGTCCTTCAGGCGACCGGCGAAAACAACAACACCTGGGGCGTGATCCTCAACCAGGGCGCTTTCCAACTGATAGACGACAACATCAACGGCCGCCTGCCGTTCGTGCTGTCGGGGATCAAGGTTCTGACCACCGCCAACGGCGCCCCGGATGAGGCGCGTATGGCCTTCCTCGACGTGACCGGTGGGACGGGCGGGACGGTGACTATTCCCCCGGTGCCCAAGGGTTACTTCGTCCGCAATAACGCCGCTGGTCAGGTGTCGATTTCGCAGGGCGGCGCGATCACTGGGGTTTTTCAGACTGGCGACATGGGGCCGGTGTTTGCGGATGGCGCCGGATCGGTGTTCCAAATCTACTTGTCGAACAAGACGCTTCGCCAGTTCATCGCGGACGGCGATCAGGCGGCTATCGACTACATCAACGCCGCGATTTCGGCCGGGACGGCGCTTTTGCCGCCGTCTGCCGGTCAGAACGGGAAGGCGCTCATGGTCCGCATGATCGGAGCGCCGCCTGTTGAGGCGTGGCAACCGGATTTCATCGGCACGGCGGACGTGATCGGGCTGTCGGCGGCCCTGGTTAACACCCTGGGGCAAGCCATCGCCTTTGCAGTGTCGCTCTAGGAGGGCGGGGATGGCGGTCGCACCGAACAAAATCGTCACGCCTCAGGCGATCATCACCGGCACCGGGACCACGTTCGGGCCGATCCCGGCGAACGCCAATTACGACGTGCCCACCTCCACGGCGCCGGTGCTGGCGGCCCGCGCTGGGGGCGCGCGGCTGACGCGGGTGTGGGCGTGCCTGGGGAGCGGCGCGCGGGTGGCTTCCGACTGCCAGCTTTACGGGGTCAAGGCCGGGGTGTTCCGGCTGCTGCGGGTGCTGGCCGTGCCGCTGCTGAACGTGCCCGCGAACAACGTCCTGGCGATTGACCCGCTGGACTTCGGCTTCAGCGATTCCTTCCCGCTGTTCCTGGCCCCCGGCGAGGCGCTGGCGATGGCGGTTTCGGTGGCGCAGGCCGCCCTGCTCGTCCGCGCCGAAGGCGGCGCCTATTGGGATGCGACCATGCCCACGCCCGCTCAGTCCAACTCGATCATCACGCCGCAGGCCCCGATCACTGGGGCCTGCAAGCTCGGCGCCGCTGGGGTGGGCGACTACACCACGCCGGGTAACACCGTGGCTCTGCTGGCGGGCCAGCCGAACGGGGCGCGGATCACGAAAATTCAGGCGGTCCCGGCGGCGACCACGGTGACTTCGGATTGCGAGCTTTACGCCTTCGACGGGGTGAACAACCGGCATATCCGCTCCATCGCCGTGCCGGTGGTGGCGATTGCCGCTGGGAACCTCGCGGCGATCCCGCCGCTGGACTTCGGCTTCAGCGAAGCAAACCCGCTCTACCTTGGCCCGAACGAGGGCCTGAACGTCGCGGTGTCGAAGGCGCAGACGGCGCTGGTGGTGCGCTGCGAAGGCGGCGCCTACTGAGATGCTGAACGGCGGCGATCATCTGGCCGGTTTCCTGGGCCAATCGCTCGGCGGCAAAAAGCCTGTGGCCGGGGCGTTCAATTTTGTCGCCAACTACTCTGCCGGAACTTATGCGCTGACGGTGCCGCGCGACGGTTTCTGGAAATTCGTGGCCTGGGGGGTCGGCGGCAGTTGCGGGGGCCTGACGGACCCCGGACAGGCCAGCGCGGGCTATGTCGAGGTGACCCGGTTCCTGGCGGTTGGCCAGATAGTGACGCTGGTGGTGCCGGTCTACACAGGCGTTCCGGGGGCGACCACGATCACCTTCCCAGATGGTTCTGTGGCCAGCGCCGGATCGGCGCAGGGCGGCGCGGCGCCGACGCCGGGCGTGGCCACTGGCGGCGACGTGAACCTCAACGGTTCGGCGGCTCCTGGGGCGGGCGCCTTCGACGGCCTGCCCGGCGGCGGCACCGGTGGCGGCCCCGGCGGCCTGCATCAAGCGGGCAATTCCGGTGGCTCGGGCGCTCCGGCCAACCTGCCGTTCATCGGCGGGCGCGGCGGCTTGGGCGGCGGCGGGGTGACTTCACCAGCGGGTGTGGGTGCGGGCTGCGGCGCGGCGGGTGGCAGCGTGGTCGGTGTTCAGGCCGGGCCTGCCCTCGTCATCGTCCTGTACGTCAATTAGGGCGCCCGGCGATGGCCAATCTCCCCTTTTTCCCGCCGACCGGCCTTGTGAACGATGATACCCAGTTCGCCGAGCAGGGCCGTTGGCTGAATGGCTCGCTGGCGCGCTTCTACGGCGACAGTTGGCAGGTTAAGGGCGGCTGGGAGCGGCTGATTCTCGACAACCTGGGCGGCGTCTGCCGGTCGGTGCTGTCGTGGACCGACAGCACGAACGACCTCAACATTGCTTTTGGCCGCCACAACGGCCTGTCGGTCTGGCGTGACAATGTTCTCTACGACGTGACCCCGGCCGAGTTCGTCGCGGGCTCAATCGACGGGACCGGAGGCGCGGGCTACGGGACCGGCGAATATGGGATCGGGACCTACGGCACGCCCTCAGTCGCCGACTACTTCCCGATGACATGGAGCCTAGGGAACTGGGGCGGCTTTCTCCTGGCGAACCCGCGCCACCAGGGGATTTTCGTCTGGGACGGCACGGCGCCCGGCATAGCGACGCTGATCCCCGGCGCACCCGCTCAAGTGACCTACATGCTGTCGATGCCGCAGCGTCAGGTTATGGCGCTGGGCTGCAATGAGGAGGTTAGCGGTGTTTTCAACCCGCTCTGCATCCGCTGGTCCGATATCGAGGATTACACCGACTGGACCTCGACCGCCCAGAACAACGCTGGGGAGTGGATTCTTGAGAGTGGCGGCCGGATCGTCTGCGGCCGGGTGATCGGTGACTACGCGCTGGTTTGGACGACCGATGGGCTGTTCCTGGGGACCTATATCGGGGCGCCCGGCCAGACATGGAAGTTCGAACGGCAGGGCGCGCACTGCGGCTCGATCAGCCCTGGTTGCCCGGCCGTGTCGGCTCAGAACGTCGCCTGGATCACGCCCAGCCTCGACTTCTGGCAATACACCCTTGGCAGTCAACCGGCCCCGCTTCACTGCGATATCCGGCTGATGTTCATGGATCACATCACAGCCGGGCAGGATGACAAGATCGTCGGTTCGTCGGTCGGCAAATTCGGGGAATTGACGTGGTTCTGGCCAGATGACCGCGACGGCTTTGACTGTTCGCGGGCGCTGGTGGTCAACCCTGGGGGCTGGTCGCGGGATATCCTGCCGCGCTCGGCGTTCTGTGACGCAGGGCCTCAGACCTACCCTATCGGCGTCGCGCCGACCGGCGAAATCTACTGGCACGAAAAGGGCAACTCGGCAGATGGCGCCGTGCTGTCTGGCTTCATCGAGTCGGCCGCTTTCTACCTCGGCGAGGCCGAGCAGGAAATGTTCGTCACCGGCATGTGGCCCGACCTGAAGGAC